CCCCAAGAGGGTATTCAAGAGTTGCGTTATATTGACGCAATGAAAATGCGTTATGTTAGACAAGAGAAAAAGAAACCTGGCGATAAAGCAGTTCAACTTAGACAACTCAATAACTTACAGAGAGATAATCCAATGGATTATACTTTCCCCGAGTTAGAAGAGTATTTCATCTACAATCCAAAAATACAATTCCCTACAGCAAATCCAACTCAGAGTGGACAGGGCAAGGGAATCAAAATGACAAAAGATTCTGTTGTTTATTGTACTTCAGGTCTCGTAGATAGAAACAAAGGCAATACTCTTTCTTATCTTCATAAAGCAATTAAATCACTCAATCAACTTAGAATGATTGAGGATTCTCTTGTCATCTATAGATTATCTCGCGCACCTGAGCGTAGAATTTTCTACATTGACGTTGGCAATCTTCCAAAGGTCAAGGCAGAACAATATCTGCGTGATGTGATGATGCGTTATCGCAATAAACTTGTATACAATGCTGACACCGGGGAGATCCGTGATGACAAAAAATACATGGCTATGCTTGAAGACTTCTGGTTGCCTAGAAGAGAAGGAGGACGTGGAACTGAAATTTCTACTCTTCCTGGCGGTCAAAACCTGGGAGAAATCACAGACATTGAGTATTTTAAAAAGAAACTTTATAGGTCCCTTAATGTACCGCCAAGCAGAATGGACGGAGAAGGTGGATTTAATCTGGGTAGATCTTCTGAGATTCTGAGAGACGAACTTAAGTTCACCAAGTTTGTTGGTCGTTTGAGAAAGAGATTCTCCAACATGTTCAATGATATGTTGAAGACTCAATTGATTCTTAAGAACATCATTACCCCAGAAGATTGGGAGAGAATGAGTGAGCATATTCAGTATGATTTCCTCTATGACAACCACTTCTCTGAACTTAAGGAAACTGAATTGATGAATGAGAGACTTGCTCTCCTTCAAACTGCAGAACCATATGTTGGAAAGTATTTCTCACAGGATTACGTTCGTCGCCAAATTTTGCGTCAAACTGATATGGAAATCCTTGAGCAGGACAAATTGATTGAAAAAGAAATCAAGGATGGCACCATCCCAGATCCTGCAACAATTGATCCTTCAACTGGATTACCTTTTGATTCTGCCGCAGGTATGGATTTGGGTCAACCTCAAATGGAACCTGAAATTGATGGGTCTGCAACAGAGGCACCAGAACTTCCCAAGGGTGGGGAGATATAAATAAAAACGATCATTTAGTATACAAACAATGGATGAACTAATGGATATGATGGTGAGTGATGAGTCTCCATCTCAAATCAGCGATACGATCAAAGATATGCTGTATTCAAAAACAGCAGAAAGAGTTGATGCATTCCGCCCGGTTGTAGCAAACTCTTTGTTCGGTGACGATACCGAAATCGAAGATGAAATCGAAGATGATACTGAAATTGTCGATCAACTTGATGATGAAGTAGAGGAAGAAGAAGAGGAATAATATAAATAACACTAGCAAATGAACTATTAGTAAAAAATAATGGCACTAAGAACTATTGGAGCAGGATCTTCTATTGGATTGGCTATTGGAGTAGCTGGTACTTCTGCAGCGTTCACCGTACAGAGTGATACTGTTCGTGTTGTGGCACAAGGTGGAAATGTTTTTGTTAATGTTGCAGCAGAACCTAATCATATTGCTGGTACTGGTAAAGCTGACAGAACTAGTTTCTTGGTAGTTGCTGGTGAACCAGAAGAGATTCGCCTTAACAAAGCATCTCAAAGAGTAGTTGGTATCACCACTGGTGCTACTACAATCCTTACCTGCCCCGAGGGAACTCAAATGCCATTTGGTGTTGGAGATAGAGTTACTCTTTCTTCAGCAAATTTAGATGATTATACTGATGCAATTAATCATGTTGAAGTAACCTCAGTTGATACTAGTGCTGGTTTTGATGGTAACTTCCAAACTTCTATTACAGTTGCTGCAAACACTGCAGGAATTCTTACTGCATTCCACAGTGCTGATTCAACTTTAAGAAGGTCTGTCAAACTTTCTGCCCTGTCAGAAGGTGCTACAGCAGCAGTTTATTTTCAACAAGTACAAAGAAACTAAGGAAAGACATGAAACTAATTAGAGAAGAAATTGAATCCGTAGAGTTTCTTGTCGAACAGAAGAACGGCAAGAAATCAATGTATATTGAAGGAGTTTTCCTTCAAGGCAACATTAAAAACCGTAATGGTCGTATGTATCCTATGGAGACTCTCCGTAAGGAAGTCGGTAGATACAACGAAAACCATATTCAAGCGGGTAGAGCACTTGGCGAACTCGGTCACCCTGATGGTCCAACCGTCAATCTCGACAGAGTTTCCCATAAAATCGTCTCTTTGAAGGAGAGTGGTTCTAATTTTATCGGTAAAGCAAAACTTTTGAACACCCCTATGGGCAAGATTGCTTCTTCTCTTGTAGAAGAAGGGGTAAAACTCGGCGTTTCTTCTCGTGGTATTGGTTCACTTAAAATGACCCGTGAGGGGGTAAACATCGTTGGCGATGATTTTATGTTAGCAACTGCTGCTGATATTGTCGCTGATCCTTCTGCACCTGATGCTTTTGTTGAAGGTATTATGGAAGGAAAAGAGTGGGTATGGGACGGAGGCATCCTTCGTGAGAAGTATGCAGAAAAAACATACAAACAGATTAATACATTAGTTGATCAGAAGAAACTCGATGAGCAGAAACTCAATCTGTTCAATGATTTCTTAAATAGTATCTAATTTGATACATTAAATATTTTAATTTATAAATAAATATAGATTTAATACAGGTAAATCGGAGAGTTCAAATGTCTCGTGGCAAAAAATTACAAGAAATGGAAGTAAAGACACAGCAATCCAAATCCGCTGTTAATGCTAGTGCAAAAGCAGCCGATCCTATGGATACGTCGGTTGCTGGTTCTTATGAAGATCTTGGGGGTCCTACTCCTGAGAACTACAAACCAGATGACGATTCAGCAAAGCTGAAGACTCCTGGTGGCACCCTTAAGCAAGTTAAGGATGTTGTAACCAAAGGCGCAAAACCCGCAGAAGCAGCAAAAGGCATGGCAAAAGAAGAAGAGGAACTCTCCGCAGAAGATACAATCGAAGAGGATCAAGAGATCGTCGATGAGGTTGTAGAAGAGGAGACCGAAGAAACTGTAGAAGAGTATGATGTCGATGAAGATGTCAATGCTCTCCTTGGTGGCGAAGAACTCTCCGAGGAATTCAAAGAAAAGGCAAAGACCATCTTTGAAGCAGCAATCAATGCCAAAGTTGCTGTCGTTAAAGAAGAATTAGAGGCAAAGTATGCTGCTGCACTTGAAGAGCAAGTTGCAGAAGCAAAAGAATCACTCGCTGAGCGTGTTGATTCTTACTTAGAGTATGTTGCTGACGAGTGGTTCGCTGAGAACGCTCTCGTTATTGAGCATGGTCTCAAGACTGAGATGACCGAATCGTTCCTTGAAGGAATGAAGGGTCTTTTTGAAGAACATTATGTAACAATCCCTGAAGACAAATATGATGTGCTTGAGAGCATGGTAGAAAAACTTGATGATATGGAAGCTAAACTCAACGAGCAGATTGAGAAGAACATCAGTTTGAACGGTCGCCTTTCTGAGGCAACCGCTGACGGTATTCTCGATAAGGTCTCTGAAGGGCTCGCAACGACCCAGAAGGAGAAACTCGCATCACTTTCCGAAAGTGTTGAGTTTGAAAGTGAAGAGCAATATCGTGAAAAGTTGGAGATGCTGAAGGAGTCATACTTCGCAGAGAAAACTTCAACTGCAACCAAAACCGAAACTCTCTCTGAGGGTGTAGATTCATCACCTGAGTTCCACTCCGGTTCGATGGACGCATACCTGAAGACTCTGAGTTCTTTTGGTAAGTAATTGAATTTTAGATTATTTCAAACGTAAACATCCACTAAAGGTAAACGCAAATGTTCCAATCCGAACAGTTGCAGGAAAAGTGGGCACCTCTCCTCAATCATGAGGGTTGCGACGAGATCAAAGATCCCCATCGTAGAGCTGTTACCGCTGTCCTGCTTGAAAACCAAGAAAGATTTTTAAGAGAGCAATCCGCATTCGAGCATGGCGGAATGCTGTCTGAGACCCCAACCATGAGCACTGGTTCTGGTGCTACCCCTGGTTTCTCCGCTGACGCAACCGCAACAGGTCCTGTTGCAGGTTTCGACCCCGTTCTGATTTCCTTGATCAGACGCTCCATGCCTAACCTGGTCGCTTATGACCTCGCAGGCGTTCAACCAATGAACGGTCCTACTGGACTGATCTTCGCAATGCGCTCCCGCTACGGTAGAAACCGTACCGCTGGCGAAGAGGCATTCTACAACGAGCCTGATTCGGCATTCTCTGGACAGGGCGACCTGGCGAATGATACCAACGGTTTCACCTCAGGTCTCGCAGGTATGGGTACTACCAGCCAGTCTGGTACTAACCCTGCTGTTCTGAACCCAGTCTCCACCGGTACTTCGACCTCCTATGACGTTGGTCAAGGTATGCGTACCGACGACGCTGAAGGACTTGACGGAGCAACTGGAGACGGTGCTTTCGGTCAGATGAACTTCTCGATCGAGAAGGTCACTGTTACTGCTAAGTCCAGAGCACTGAAGGCAGAATACAGCCTTGAGCTTGCACAAGACCTGAAGGCAATTCACGGTCTGAACGCTGAAGCAGAACTTGCTAACATTCTCTCCACTGAGATCCTCGCTGAGATCAACAGAGAAGTCATCAGAACCATCTATAAGGTTGCTGAGCAAGGTGCTGTACAAAACACCGCTACCGCTGGTGTATTCGACCTCGACATCGACTCCAACGGTCGCTGGAGTGTTGAGAAGTTCAAGGGTCTCCTGTTCCAAATCGAGAGAGATGCGAACGCAATCGCACAAAGAACTCGTCGCGGAAAGGGCAACATCATCATGTGCTCTGCTGACGTTGCGTCTGCACTGACCATGGCTGGTGTGCTCGATTACACCCCTGCACTCAACGCTAACCT